TTAGCGTCACTGGCTCTGCTGTCGGCTTTGTTACTGTCTCGGCAATCAGTCGCACTTGCAAGCCCTCGCTGTATCATCAATTCCGCTTGACCAGACTGGACGCCTACCAACCGAAAACCGGCTGGTAGGCCATTCCAATCCTGGAGAAGTATCAGGTCCATCGACTACAGCACTCGGCAAACGTCACCATCTGCCGCATCGTTAGACAGAACTGGCCCAATTTTGCCGCGAGACAAAATTGCGAGGCCAGAGACGTATCCGCCAGTCGATCCATTGCCAACAGTAGCAACGACCTTGAGGAAAGGATCTTTGTTTCGCATGTCGATTTGGAAGACGTAAACCTTGCCGTCGTCGGTTGCGCTTGGCAGAGTTAAAGTCTCTCCACCCATGCCGGACCCGCCGTCGAAAGTCGCTCCGGTAATGTCAACGTAAGAACCTCCGGAAGTCGCCGAGTTTTGCACCTTCAGAGCCGTTAGAGCGATGTCTGTCGCACCCAACTGTATCCCGATAGTCACATAGTCCCAACCTGTGGTATCAATCACCTCGGCGGTTGCTGAAGCATCATCGAGGATTGCACCCGGCTTGATAGCCGCGACAAATTTAGCTTGCTGAATTGGGTTCATGGTTCACCTTTTTCCTTTGTTGGTTGATTGATTAGGAAGCCGCTGCCTTGAGCTGAACAATCGGCCCGGCATTGGTTGCATCGCCACGCTCATGGATGTTGTAATCCCACCGAATCGTGGATCGGAAAGCGACTTGGTCGAACTCCATGTAACGACTTGAATCGGCAACAACGCTCAAACCGCGTCGAAGCCCGAGAGTCGAAGCCATTGAAAGATCGCCGAAGTAGGCGAACTTGGTAGATGCCGCAATCGTGCTTGGTAGCACTTGAGCAAAGACAACCGGATAGCCAAGGAATTGACGAACCGGACCATTGCCGAAGTTCTCAACGTTGTTGCCGCCCGCCGCGACTTGGAGACGTGCCATTACGTTTGACCAAACCGATTTGTGGACAAACCAAACAGGATTCAATCCTGGGTACTCAGGAAGCTTTCCAACCGCCTCATGGAAGACCGCAATGGTCAACGCCGATGCCGTTGTTTGAGTCGAAGCCGCAGTAACAACCGATCCCGCATTGAGGCAATTGGCTAATCCAACAACGCCGCCATTGACAGGCTCGCCGTTGCCAAGGAAACCAGCCGTATCAAGTCGCAATGCGTGAGCCTGTGCCATTTCTTCAGCGAGGTACTCAGCAAGAGCAATGACCGCATCTTCGTTGAGCTCGCTTGAGACGCGGGTGAGGGTTGCCCACTTCTTGGCAGTCAACGCCACTTGGCCCATCGTTGGATCCGAAGCGTTGATTTCCCCAGCCTCGGAAACTGCGTAAGCAGTCAATCCACTGACCCGTCGAGGGATCGTAACGGTGTCGCTTGTCATCGGGTAGTCTCGAGCGTATTGCGAAATCACGCCGTAGGATTCCATCAGGCTGATAACAGCCGTGGAAAACTCAGGTGGAACCAAGACGCCACCGCGGAGATCGTCGTTTTCGCCCATGGCATTTAGGACGCCATTGTCACGGCACCATTGACGGGCTTGACCATTGCCATTGAGGGCACGGAAGAATTGACCCGACGCATAAGCTGATCGTTCGGCGTCTTGACCCTTGAAGGCCTTGAGCGTTCTGGTTGCTCTTGCTGTTGCCGGGATGCGGAAATTAGTCTCGGTCGAAGCTTGATTTTCGACGTGCTGACGAACCGTGTTGGAGACGGCTTGCTCGATCTTCAAAGCTCGCTCACGTTGCTTGGCGAGGTTCTCGATCTTGCCCGGCTTTCCGTCTGTGCCGAGGATTGAATCAATCTCGGCTTGCTCGTCCTCGAGCAATTCGCGGGATTCCTCAGTGGCGACCGCTTGGATCGCCTGTACCTTGGCTTGCAAGGCTTGGATTTCGTCTGCCAGTGCTTTTGCTGACTTCATTTTGACTGCCCTTGTGGGTTGTGTGGCAGTCGTTAAACCAAGATAGCGGCATGACTGCCACGGGAAACTGAATCGTTTTGTCCGTGTGTCACTGCCGCTAATTAGTTGCAGAGTCGTCGGCACTTCTGGCCGACTTGGCGTAACTTTACGCTATTGGTTTTTGCTTGTCAAGTGTTTTGCGAATTGTGCCATCTTCTGACGTGCTAGCATCGCCGCTGCCGCGTCGAAAGCGTTCTTTGGCTTTCGGTACTTCTTGCCGTTTTCAACGCGTCCAGTGGCCAAACCTGACGCTATAGCCTCGTCGACATTGTACCATGTCTCATCCGCCATTAATTTCTCGATCGCTTGCGGATCCTCGCTCATGTACTTGCTGTAGATGTCAACCAGCGAGGCGTCATAAGCCTTTAGCGAATTGATCGCCTTTGCAAAATCGTCCTGATTGCCCATAGCGAATGATAAGGCTCGATGGATCATGACCCGAGAACCATCCGCCATCAATCGATTTTGACCGGCTAGGAAAATCACGCTAGCCGCTGACGCTGCAAGGCTGTCATTGATCGTTGTTACTTCGCCAGGATGTTTTTTGAGCGTGTTATAGATCGCAATGCCCTCATCGGCAAACCCGCCTGGGCTGTTGATATGCACCGTCACCGGGCTCGATCCGAAAGATTTCAAAGCCTCACTGACGCCCTTGTGGGTGATTGGGTTTTCGTCCCATCCATCGCCAACGATGCCACTTAGAAGGATTTCGTTTGATTCCGCGCGTACTTCTATCATTTTTGAGCCCCTTTCAGGTCAAAAACCCTGTTTTCCCACGTTTTAACCTCGGTTTCGACGGCTTTTTGTAGGCTTTCGCCACCATGTTTCGCCGCCAAAGTCGCAAGGATTTCAGTCGATTTCTCGCAATGGATCCGAGCCAAATCACGGTCCAAGCCAATTGCCTCAATCTTATCCGCAAGCTTGTTTTGCCACTTCGGATAATTCTTGCCGATCCACGCCACGAATTGAGATTTCTTAGATGCGTTTATCGCGTTGTTGCCCTCGGTACGAATCAAATCGCGTAGCATCTGCTCTACGGCTCGATCATTCCGCGTTGCGTTTTGCGAATCCTCGGCATTGTCCTCTTGGTCGTCCTCAGGCGTGTCCTCAACCTCATCTGGTGATTGACTGCCAGTCGCCTCGCTGATCGCAGGGTTGATAAATTCATCGCCGCCATCGTATGGATTCAAGTCAAGCTTCGCCCGGCATTCGTTCGGATTCATGATTCGCGATGCAATCGCCTTGCTGAATGATTCCATCGTGGTTTTAAGATCGGTTCTATACAACGCCGCCGCATTGAACTTGAAATAAACCACGCCCGATCGCCTTTCCCTTGGCGTTCTTAGTTTGATGTCGCACTGTTCTTCAAACTTGACCATCCAGTGATCTAGGCATTGAAGATATGCCAACTGTTTTTGCTCAAGGCTGTTGTAGCTCGATGACTCTCCATCGCCTGGCATTCCTTCGAGCCCAAACAACATGCCGACCTCTTGACGTGTAAGCTTTTGGAGAGCTGCAAATTGTGCATCGTTGTTATTCATCGAAACCGCGTTGGCTTTGATGCCCTCACGAAGTAAACCAGCCTTTGCGGAGTTCTCTGAGCCTGCCTCAATTTTGTTGAAGTCGTCGATAAATTCTTTCGCGTCTTCAGCCTTGCGAAATGCCGCCGGTGGAGCCTCAAGAAAAAGCTTACCTCGGAAACCACGCCTAAGCTGATTGAGCTTAAATCGTGTTTCCTCATGCCCGGTTGCGAATGTAGCGTTCGCAATATCCAGCAATCCGATTCCTTCGACGCCATCCCAAGAAAATCCAGTTAAATGCAAAACGTCATCATCGTGGAAAATCAAATAGCCGTTTTGATCCGCATCGAATGTATCGAAAAGGTTCTTTTTGCTCTGATTTTCGGGCTTGGTTACATGGTATTTTTCACCATTGTAGATGATCGTCCATGTAGCGTCTGGAATCATCGGGATCAACTCAGAGATTCCGCGACTTGTGCGAATGATCGCCGCTCTACCATTGCCCTTCATAAGAGCGTGCGAAAGGATTTGCTCTTTGAAAGTCGTCGGTGCCTGTATTTTGTTTGGCTGTTCTCTTAGTAAATAGTAGCCATCGTGCTCAGTATCATTTACAGACCCTTCTCCTACACGTCGTTTAACGTCAATAGGCAAACGACCAAAATCGCCTGTTAGCTTGTTGTGAGCATACCAAGCAGGAGGTACGCCCAAAGCATCATGCAGACTTGCCCTACGCCCATTTGAAAATGAGTTTTCATCTAATCCCATCCACCTGGCAAACACGCTAACTAAGCTCATCCTTGGGGCTCCTAAGTGATGTATAACTTACCAGATGATCTTTCAGGCTGCAAACTAGCAATTCTATACGCCATAACCGCAGCCACAATCGGGTCGATCTTGTCTTTTGATTTCGCTTTATCAAACATCCACCGATCTTGGCGATCTTTGCAAATCATCGCGTTGTTGGCGCACCAACGAAGTAGCTTCGATTCCAAAAACACTAGCCGTCCGTCGTGCATTAACTGGATGAAATCGCGGATCGCTTCGTTAAAATTGGCTTGGTTCTGTGCCATCCTTGCCGCTGTTGCTCCGACCTTGCCAAGCTTTTCGCCAAGTTGCTGACCGTTGTATGGATCGTACGCCACCGTCTCAATGCCAAAGGCCTCCAATTCCTCAATGAGCGATTCACTAAGATCCTCAATCGGGTATTCACACTTGAATAACTCCTCGGTGTGAATAAACTCCGAAAATGGCATGGCGGATAAATCACGTTTGGAATCCGATGCAATGAAAGCTCGAGTTTTTATCTCGTACCGATAAACCGTCTTCCCCTTGTCGTCAACGCTGACCGGGAACCGAGCACAAAGAGCGTAAGCTGCCAAGTCGTCACGGGATCCTAGGTCAACGCCCGCACCGAGCCCATCGGCGGTTGACCAATCGGAATGCACTCCAACGCATCGATCGAAGTCTTGTAAGTCGAAAGCCTTTTCAGTCGAAGAAACAACGCGGTTGCCATGATACCGCTTGAAGCGATTGCGACCTCTTGCCGACGTTTTGCTCTCGTTCCACCGTTCCCTGAGGTAATCAAGCTTTACCGAAACGTTTAGGTTTGGGTTGCTCTTGATCCAGTTGCATTCATCGCCCTCATCGTCCGCTTGGTCAAGCTCATAAATCAATGCAAATAGCGTGTTATCCGAATGAATTCCGCTTACAACATTTACAGCGTAGTTGTATTCCTCAAGCCATAAATGCGAATCATCCGCGCCGGCGGTTGTGATAATCAAATGAAGCGGTTGCGTCCGCGATGCCGAGCCCGTCACCATCGTATCGTAAAACTTTCGATGATATTCGCCCCATGCGTGCAACTCATCCATAACCACGCAATGAGGATTCAAACCGTCGAATGGCTTTTCGCTCGATACCTTGCGGATAAAAGATTGGTTGTGCTTGTAAGTTATCGTTTCGTTGCGGATGTCTGTGTACTTAATCAGCGGTTGCGATTGATTCACCATCCTTTCGCATTCGCTATAGACGACGTTTGCCTGCTCTTTTTTTGTGGCCGTCAAAAGTATCTGACCAACCGACTCAGGCTTTCTAGTTTTTGGGTCGATGTCTGCCATGCCAAGGAAATGGCATAATCCAGCAACTAGCGTAGACTTGCCGTTCTTCCTGGCCATCGACCAATAGACCTTGCGAAACCTTCGAGAGCCGTCCTCATCGCGTTTCCATCCAAAGATATTCCAGAGCCCAAATAGCTGCCAATCCTCAAGTATCAATGGACGACCGGCAAACTCACCGACCGAGTGACGCAAAACCAACGGGAAGAAATCACAAACCAGCTCCGCCTGGTTTCGATCAAAGTGATACGGAAATCCATCGGTTGATTGATGATCAAGGTCGATTCGGTAACGACGCACCGCATCCTTTACACGATCGCAAGCGATAACCTCACCGCTCTCAATCGCGCTGCAGTATTGTTCGACTCTTTGGCCGACTCCCGATGCTATCAACCTGTCGCCCTCGCTAGCCACTCCTGAAACGGATCCTCCTCGTCTTTTTGTGGTGCCCTCAATCGAGTCCTGGCCGATGGAGTCAATCCTAGCTCAGCCTCTCGTTTAAGACACCGATCCGCGAATTTGTGAAACTGATTGGCCTCGGGCTTAGTGCTGATCCCGCCTTTGGCGTTCATGTCAGAGACCTGGCCGCCCTTGATCGACTCCCACAGCGAAAGCATCATCGAGTAATCAAGGCAATAACCCGCAATGAGACCCTGATCGGTTTGGTGCAAGAGGTTCATCGATTTCAATTGTTCGCAAACCCAGTTCCAACGCTTTTTGGCAGCGTCGTCAGCAGCAACCGCCTCGGGCATTTCAGGTTCGCCTAGTTTGGCAATCGGCTCATCGTGGTTGCGTCGCTCTGGATGCTTATCGAACGATCCTTCGGCAAGCTTTACGGATGTTGCTTTTGGTTTTGGTCCTGGACGCATAAAATTCAAGCCTCATTTTTCCTAGTTGTGGAACTTGGAGATGGTTTTATTTGCATTCGCAAGCCATCGTGAACGCCTACTATTAGACTTTTCGATACCCCCGGTATCGCCGAGCCTTACCATAGCCTCATCGTAGTTACCATCGCTCCATCGCTTTACGACCATGCCAGCCACGCTATCGCCCTCTAAATCTTCGTGGCAAGGCCCACACACGGCAAGCCAATTGGACGCGTCCATGCGTCTCTCAGGGGCCCTGCGAACGGGCTCGATATGGTGCATGTCTCTCGATGGTTGCGCACCCACCGCGCCATATAGCATGACGCACCGCTCGCACAATGGACGATCCGCCCTGTAACGCTCAGATGCCAGCCTATGAGCATGATCGTAACCAGCCTGCTTTGTGTTGGATCGCCTAGTTGATCGCTCACCTTGGCACTCACACCGATCTTTGACGATCTTGCCACACCTACAGAGTCTAGGCATTGCTAGCCGCC